ACCAGTTGGATGAGGCTTACACGGTCGTCCAGGCTCGCCTGGAGGCGATGCCCGAGGCAACTCCGGTCGAGGGGGAGTAGGCACACTCTGGAGGCTCCTTCTTCACCGACTACCAATTTAGAGCACTACTCAGAAACTGTACATATAGGAGGTCCGGTCAGTCCGGGCCTCCTAAATTCGTGACTAACAGGTATGTTTCCTGTCAGAGCCGGGGAGTAGAGTACTCCTCAAGCCGGTGGCCCGCACCGGCAAGACGAGAGGAGCCGCATCATGGAAGCCAAAGACATCAAGATGACCATCACTACGCTGACCTCGGACCTGTACGCAGTCGCGCACGGTGGAGCCGCAACACCATTCGTCACCACCGAGGACGGCCTGGCCTACCTCCGGAAAGTCAAGCAGCCCGAGCCCTGCGCCTACCTGTTCCGCCTCGGAACCGGTCGGGTGTCAGACCCCTACGCCTACGAGGTCCGGGTGCGGCAGGACCGTCAGACCTCAGCGATGTACCTGGCAGCCGATGGCACGCGGCACCCCGAGGTCGTCCCTGCGGTCAACGCGCTCCGTCAGGCATACGCAGAGGCATCGAACAAGCGGCAGGACGCGTACACGGAGGCCAAGACAAAGGCCGAGGCCGAATACGGCTACCGCTACGACGCCAACGGCAAGGAAGTCCACCTCATGACCGTCCGGGGTGCGCTCAAGAAGGCCGGGCTCAAGGAGCAGTCGGCTAATCACTACCGGGCCGACAGCGGGTTCCGCCTGCGCACTACGAACTTCCACTCGAACGGTGCCGGGTCCTGGAAGGGCGTCGAGGTCACCAACATGCAGGTGACCGGTCGCTACGCCCCGGCAACCGACGAGGAGAACCTGGCAGCAGCAAAGCGGGCCGAGGCCAACCATACGAAGGCTCTGGCTGCCCTCCGGGAGCGCGGCCTGCACGCCTACGGGACCTACAAGGCCGGTACCCGCTCCTCCACCATCTACGTCAGCGGCTGGGTCGCAGGGGAGTAAGGGCTCGAGCCGACGGGAGGCCCCGAGAGGGGCCTCTCGAATTTCTCGGATTAGGTATGTTTCTGCGACGGAAAAGTGGGTATATTACCTGTCAACGAGGCCGACGGCCTCACCGGAAGAAGGAGCCCACCATGAAGATGACCAACCAGCAAGGCAACGCGGTCAACAACACGCTCCACGTGCTCTACACCGACGAGCACAACCTGGCAGCGGCCCTGACCCCCTCAGAGGTCACCGCCATCGACGGCGAAGCCTACGTAGTCACCAAGGTCTGCGAAGACGGCTTCCAGATGTTCGTCGGAGTCGAGCACAACCCTGAGACCGGGATGCGCGAGCCCTTCATGACCAAGGCGACCAGGGCTACCCGCTGGAGCCTCGAGACAGCCGAGCGGCTGGCCGGGGAGTTCAGGGCAGACAAGGCGACCTTCCAGGCCGTCCACTGGGTCGAGGCCTACAGCGTGCAGTTGGACCAGGTCGAGGAAGCCATCGAGTCCCTGGAGGCCCTGCTCTAGCAGGCAGCGGGGGGGGGGGCCGAAAGGCCCCCTCCTGCACAAAGTGGGGTATTGCTCAGTGTCAGAGCAGGAGCGTAGAGTGCTACTCAAGGTCAGCCGCACCGAGGAGGTCACCATGAGCAACGGACTAGGCAGGTTCCCCAAGGACCTGAGGCCCTACATCAAGGAGGCCCTGAGCATGGGGTACGACCTGGTCGAGGGTAAGAAGCACCCGAAGTTGGTCCGCAAGAATGAGCAAGGGCACAAGGTGGACATCATCACGCTCTCCACGAGCCCGTCTAAGGGCAACCGGTCCCATGAGAACGCGGTCGCCCTGTTCAGGCAGCGCGGCATCGACCCGAGGAAGAGGTGAGCAGCATGCCCGAGCATCTGACGACCGAGCAGGCCATCCGGCGAGTGATGGAGCAGGGCGTAGCCGAGACGACGAGCAACGGACGGGGCGACCTGTTCATAGGGTTCCGCTGGGGCTGCCGGGCAGTCTACGTGCGCCGGGACGGATACAGCAGCGCTATCTTCCTCTCCGGCATGGCTGTTATCACCGGAGGAGGCCCGAGTATCGTGAACGACCTTCTGCTGGCAAAGGCCATTCGCAGCAGGAGCCGTGCCCGCAGGAATCACCGCTAACCGAAGGAGCAGCGCCATGACTGAGACCGCAGCGAACGCGTACGCAGGCAAGCGTGAGACGACCGACCTCCTGCTTACCCGCCTGGCCTACCTGGTCGAGGAGCACTCGGGCAAGGCCCTGTCGGACCCCAAGAACTGGGGCCTGGTAGGAGACCTGGAGCGGGTCAACGAACTCCTGGTCGAGGCCGAGCGTGCCCTGGGAGGGTCCGGGGAGTAGCAAAACTCAAGGATACCTGACAGGCGGAAGACGGCGTACGCTGGTCACCGCTACACCACCGAGGAGAGGAAGAGCCCATGCCCCGTATAGAGACCGTTCAGAAGGCCCGGAAGGACCAGGGAAAGTGCGGCAAGTGTGGCACACCCATCCTGGCCGGGGATGCCTACCGTCACACCACACTCAAGACCGGTCAGCGCTCCAGCCAGCGTAAGGTGCGCTGCATGAAGGACGGGTGCTCGTTTCGGCAGTCGGACCTCACCATCTCCCGCAGAGGAGAGGCCTACGCGGTTCAGGAGGGGCTCGAGGACGACGTAGCCTACCTGAGAGAGCAGGCCGGTGTCCTGGTGGGAGGGACGAGCCCGGCGAATATGAACGCGGTCGCTGAGGGGAGACCCGTCACCGATGAGGAGTGGCTGACCGACCTCAACGCCATCTACGAGTCGGCCAATGACGCGCTCGGAACGGCAGCCGATGCGCTGGAGTCGGTCTACGAGGACTACCGCGAGTCGGCCAGCAACATAGAGGACGGCTTCGGGCATGAGACGCAGCAGTCGCAGGAACTGAACGAGACGGCTGACGAGATAGAGGCTTGGGCTGAGGAGGTCCGGGAGGCCCTCAACAACTCCGGCATCCAGTCGCCGGAGGAGGTCCTCGAGAGCGAGTCGGACCTCGAGGAGTGGCTCGAGAGCATCATCGAGACCGTCGAAGAGGCATCCACCGGGTGCCCCGTATAGGGAGGCGCGCCATGAACGAGAACGTGGGAAGTTGCACGGTCAAGACCGTGCTGGCCGACGACCGGGTCATCGAGGTCACGGTCTCCACGACGGGTGAGGTCGTTATCGACATCTACTCGGACGAGGGAGAGTACGAGGCGGGTCGCCCGAACGAGAGCATCGTCACGGACGTGGACGGCCTGGTCGAGGCCTTCGCTGACTAGAGTATGTTCTCCCCTGGCACAGAGGAGTAGAGTACTCCTCAACAGCAGCCCACGCGGGCTGCAAGCCCGAAAGGAGCCGCTGATGCCCAAGTACATGGAGTTGACCGGACGGAACGGGAGCAAGATGACCCTGAACGTGGCGGCAGCGATGCAGGCCAAGCCGATGGCCTCAGGCGGGACCGAGTTGGTCTTCCCCTTCCCGCTGGGTCGGATACAGGTCAAGGAGAACTACCTCGAGATAGTCGCCGAGGTCATGCCCGAGGAAGAGTGCGAGCACGACGAACTTACCTGGTGGGGCGAGTGCCTCGCCTGCGGAGCGCAGGTGACTGACATGGACCTGAGCCTCGACCGGGTCAGCCGGGAGAGCGGGGTTTCGGTGGAGGAACTGCGCGAGGACATCGAGCACGCAAGGAGCCAGCCGCGCACGAGCCGGTAGGCGCACCGGGAGGCCCTGAGAGGAGAGCAGGGCCTCCCACCAACCCGAAAGAAGGAGATGCCCAATGGGAAAGCGCAAGGCGACGAACTACAGGAGCGAGTGCCCGTCATGCGGTCGCAGGGCCAATAACAAGTTGACCGACATCGACAACGTGCGCCGCTGTCTGTCCTGCGGAGCCCTGTTCGGCGAGGTCAGTGCCGACGAGGTCGGTCTCATCGTCAAGGAGCAGATGCACCCGGACATCGTGAGGGTGCGCTCGGACGACCTCCTCTACTTCTGCCTGGACGTGCAGGTGGACGATAAGACCCGCCACATCGAGGGCTGGATGGACGCACCGACGAAACTCGTCGTGCAGCGGCTGAGCCAGAGCGGGAGGTCCTAACATGGCGCAGACCTGCCTGGTAGCGGCGAAGAAGACCCCTCGGGAACTGACCGAAGGCGACATCACTCCCTGGTACACGGTTATCTGGGCTCGGCAGACGAGCGCGGGCTTCCGGGCCAAGGTGCAGTACGGTGACGGCAGCACCGGGGAGCGGGTCTTCGACAAGCCGGACGACGGGGCGATAGAGGTCACGACCGTGGCTCACGTGACGCATAACCCCAACGCTGAGCCTGACCCGGTGTGTGCCATGTGCATTCGGCACGGGGACGTGGACAGGACCTGCTCCGGGTCAGGCGTATGCCCCCACTGGAGCGACCGTCTGGACTGCCGGACGGCGTACAAGAACGAGGAGGGTGACCTGGAATGAGGCTCATCGAGAAGGCGCAGGCAGCCGAACGCATCACAGCGTGCCTGCGTGAGGCGAACGGTGACCGTGTGAGGACCGAGGCCTGCCTGAACGCTCTGGAGGCCATCTGCATCCGCATACGGCGAGAGGCCGAGGACATGGTGGCCTGTGTCGAGGCCGTCGACCGGGCCATCAGGATAGAGGGGCCGTACCCTGGGTACCACCGGGCCATGAAACTCAAGCACATGATGGAATGGCCTGCGCTGTGGGCACCGATAGGGGAACTTCAGGACTGGCTGAGGAAGGTGACCAATGGTTAAGGGGTATCTGCTGGTCGGCAAGGCCTTCGGGCTCATCGGGGTCGTCTCGGTGGTCAAGCACTTCGAGAGCCCCGGCGAGGCCATCGAGTATCTGGAGCAGGCGCACAAGAGCGGTACGCGCTGGGTCGAGGACCCGGTCGTCTATCCCGTGGGGGAGCCGCTTAAGGTGACCGTGAAAGTGCTGTTGACCCCGTGAGGTATGCCAAGGAGTGCCTGTCCTGCCCGGAGGACGCAAGGGCAAGGGAAAGGGCAGTTATTACTGTCAGGGCGTCTGCATGTCAAGCGCTCACCCGAACGACCCCTGCACTGACAGGGGCTGCAAGCAGCAGGGCTGCCCGTGGTACGGGAATTCTCAGGAGGTGGCACATGAGGTCGTCGCTCTGGAAGAAGCAGTTGGAGGCAACAACGAAGGCACAGCAGCCTGAACACCGCTGCGGGGTCAACGGCTTCGCCACGGGCAGAAGGAGGCACGGCATGCTGGGCGACGTCTGCCCGGCCTGCGAAGCGGAGCGGGACAAGGCCCTTGACGTGGACCTGGACGCGGTCCTCGCGTTCGCTAAGACGCAGGCCGTCTTCATGGGCAAGACGGATATCCTGAGGCGCATCTGGCGAATTCACGAGGTACGCTCAGGTGGTTAAGATAGCCCTGCCGGTCACGGTGAGGTCCTCTGCGGCCCGCGTCATAAAGCGGGGGCTGGGCGACGAGGTGCATACCCCGGTCTACGAGCGGGGCTCAGGAGCGCTCTGGGGCTACCTGGTGCGAGTGCCGTCGCTGCCGAGGCTGGGCTGGTACTGCACCGACCGGGTAGGTCGCACCGTGACCCGGCGCTACGATAAGCGGGGCTACGCTCTGGTAGCGCTGGTCCTCAGGTATGAGGGGGTCGAGTGGAATGGCTAGGTGCTTTCGTTGCAGTGAGCGGGTCGGAGCAGACCCGGCGAAGATGCCCGTGATATGGCCTGCCAAGAATCCGGCGCAGCGTCGGGTCGCCTTCTGCGGCGTCGAGTGCTGGCAGGCAGTGGTGGCGAACGCGGGTCAGACAGAAGGAGGGTCGCATGACAACGCAGGCTAAGTTGAGCACAGCAGAGGAGGCCCGTCGAAGGGTCGAGGAGGCGTCAGCCGATGTCTCCCGGGCACGCACGGCGCTGAGTCAGGCCGAGCACGACCTGGCAGAGGCCAAGCGTGCGCTCTACGACGTGCGCTTCCGGGACATAAACGCGATGGAGTTGTCTCACATCATCGTGGAGTGCAATGGAGAGCGGCTCATGTCGCTCGACTACGGCTGGGCCGAGGGTCTGTCCGTTGGCCGGGCCGCATGCTACCTGGTCTCGGAACTGCTTCGGGAGGGTAGCCTCGTCCTGGCATCCGAGGAGAGGGCGAAGGTGGAAGCGCATGGCTAGTCGCCCGAGGGTCGTCCTGGTATCTGCGACGTATCCTGCCTTTCTCAGGTTCCTGGCGGCAGCGTCGCTCACGGCTGGCACGTTCTCTCGTCTGCGTGACTGCGGCAACTCGTTCATCGCAGACGGGGTCTGGTACAGGCGGGTCCACCTGTGGACGCAGGCTCAGGGGTATGACCGGAGCACGACGACCTGCATGCTGCTGCCTGCGTGCAACATGACTGAGTACGACCTCTTCTCCCGGCTCAAGGAGCGCTACGCGGTCGAGGGGTCCTCAGACGAGGATGTCTACGTCCTCCTGCCCTCCGTGGCCCAGGGGTCACCTCGTATCAAGCAGTGTACCTACTGCGGGTCCTTCACCGCTGAGGGTCACCCGGTCAAGCACTACGAGTCATGCACGAGGCCCCGTGGCTAAGCGAGCCGTCACACTGGCCGGTCAGGAGGACCTGTTCTCCCTGCTCGAGCCCGAACCTGAGCCTAAGGTGGAGGTCGAGCGCGACTGGGAGGCCTGGTCAGAGCAGCGCTGGCCCTCGATGAGGTGCTCGGCCTGTGGTGGGAAGTACTACCTGCCGACGGTAGATGACCGTTGCGGGGCATGCATAGTGTTCGCCGGAGTCAGGGAAGGTAACAGTGAAGAAGCCCGAGTCATTTCTTGATGTAGCGATGGCCCCGTTCTGGCTGGCTTGCGACGCGCTCGAGTGGTTCTTGGACGCGTGCCTGGCCGGGCTGGACTCCCTGGCTAACTGGATGCTCAGGCCGACCCGAAAGAAGGAGAAGTAGATGCAGGCGACGTACGACGAGTTCGCTCTCGCGTTTCCCGACGTGGACGTGTGCGACCTGGAGGAGTTCTTCCTGAGGCAGAACCTCTCGGACGAGGACCAGGGCTTTCTGATGGCTCAGGCCCTCGAGAATGCGACGAGCAAGGAGTGGAGAGTCGCCCTCACCTGGGCGATGGAGACCTACGGATACGGGGTGCTCTAGTGGGAAATCTCAAGTTCCAGGCTGAACCGACACCTGAGCAGTTCAGGGGGCTGCCCATCTACGAAAGGTGGGCCATCGCCAGAGGCATGGCTGCGACCCTCAACCAGATAATGGACCACGTCGAGGACTTCGGCGACCTGTCGAGGGCTGTCCGGCTCGCTATCGACTACGACGTGAGCCTCCGTGCCAGGGACGGGCACGAGTTGGTGGACAAAGTCGTCCTGCCCGCCTGGACGGAGCGTAGCCTCAACTGGATTGACGGGCTCGAGTTGGGCCTGGACCCGGAGCAGTGGCCGGAGGTTCAGTGGTACCCCCCGGGGTCGACGGACCTGGGGGCGGCAGTCTCCGTAAGGAAGTTCGGGGAGTACCTCGAATTTGTGTAGCCAGAGTGCCCTGACCACAAGAGCGAAGGCTAGTCCGGGGTATTCATTGTGGCTAATGGGGTCGGAGAGCCACCAGAGGTGGTAGAATCTCCTACTCTAAATTTGTCAGGAACCGACCTCTAATGGGGAACCCCGCATAGTGTAACACTATGCCGGTGTCCCCTTTTTGTTAAGACCTTAAGTACTTAAGGCGCTTAGAGGAGCCCTCGATTCCGGACGGGGTGCCGGTGTAGGGTAGTAAAGCAAGCGAAGCAGTCGAGCCCGGAAGGGGCAGGACATGTCAGAGACGACGTGGCAGGAGGTCTGCGCGAAGGTGCGGGCCGACGAGGAATTCCAGACGGCGGTCAAGGCCTCCTGGGACGATAAACTGGACCCGCTCTTCCCGGACAGGTACATCCTCTTCCGGGACATGGTCGAGAACGACCTGACCCCGTGGGTCGCGGCAAGGCGCAGGGCAGACACTAAGGAATCAACGCGTTCGATGTCTACTCTTTATTACGTAGCACGTAAGGTTGTGGAGGCCATCCGGGAGCGGTTCTCGGTGACCCACGAGGAGTGCGTCAGGGCCATCCGCAAGGAGGGTCGCGGGGAGTGCGGAGCCATGCTCAGCGACGATGTGCGAGCGGCACTCAAGGCGGAGGGCTACGAGTTCACCGAAGTGAGGGAAATGCGGGTGTTTCACACCTTCACAGTCACCAAGCAGCCTCTGCGCTCTGAAGGAGCCCGTTCAGGCTCGGCTGCTTAGAGTCGGCACTCAAACGGATAGGATGAGGGCATGGCTACAGCAAAGAAGACAGCGGGCACAGCGACGAAGCGACCTATGCCGAAGGGCTCTGGGAACAAGTTCGACTGGCCCGCCATCAAGCGAGACTACGTCGAGGGCTTTTCTCTCGAGAGCGGTCAGCGCGACTGGCCTGCCTACTCGTTCCTGGAGCGCAAGTACGGCACCGGCAAGGGAACCGTCGCTACTAAGGGAGCCACTGAGAACTGGCCTAAGGCGCGTGAGGAGTACCTTGCAGCCATCGAGCAGGCCCGGAGGACGGCAATCGCTGAGGCTCTCGGAAAGAAGGCCCTGGAGGTCGACAACGAGTGCGTCAACCTGGCCGAGATGGGCCTCGGCGAGGTACGTAGGCACTTCGAGGTCTTTCATGCGTACATCAAGCGGCTCACGGCGTCGACCGAGGTCGAGTCAGATGCCCTGGCGACCCTGTACCCTGCGCTCGACCTGGACCGTCTTGGGCGGGCTCTCGAGCGCTTCCAGAAGGTCGCCCGGCTCTCTATGGGCGAAGCGACAGAGCGCACCGAGGAGACCATCAAGGAGGGCAAGGAACTCATCTCTGCCCTTCAGGACTACACTAAGGTCTACCAGGAGATGACTGAGACCGTGCCCATTCCGCTGCTGCCTGACGAGATTGAGGCAGAGGAGCACGAGGCGCATGTCGCTCACTGATAAGCAGGTCGTTCTCGAGAACATGCTCCGGCAGACGATTCTCGAGAACCCGTACATACCCAAGCGACCTCACCCGACGACCGGCCTGTCGGGACCTACGCTGCCTCAGGCCAAGTTCCTCCTGCTCCCTAACAAGGAGGCCCTCTACGGAGGCGCGGCAGGGGGAGGCAAGTCCGACGCACTCCTCATGGGTGCGCTTCAGTTCGTAGGGGTGCCGGAGTACTCAGCGCTCGTCCTCCGTAGGACCTATGCCGACCTTGCCCTGCCTGGGGCCATCATGGAGCGGTCGCAGACCTGGCTCAGGGGCACCGGGGCACGCTGGGTCGACAAGGACAAGACGTGGCATTTCCCCTCTGGAGCGACGATGACCTTCGGGTACCTTCAGAGCGAGAACGATAAGTACCGTTACCAGGGCAGCGAGTTCCATTTCATCGGCTTCGACGAGTTGACGCAGTTCACCTACACGCAGTACACGTACCTCATGAGCCGTCTGCGTAGGCTGCAAGGGTCCGTCCTCCCGGTGAGGGTGCGCTCAGCCAGCAACCCAGGCGGCTCAGGACACGAGTGGGTGCGTCAGCGCTTCCTGGTAGAGGCAGGGAGGCCCTTCGTCCCTGCCCGGCTCACAGATAACCCCTACGTGGACATCGAAGAGTACACCGAGATGCTGATGGAGTTGGACCCGCTCACTCGGAAGCAACTGCTTAACGGCGACTGGACGGCACGGGCAGAGGGCAACATGTTTCAGCGCGAGTGGTTCGAGATAGTCAGCCCTCATGAGGTGCCGGAGCAGGCCAAGAAGCGCACCGTCCGTTACTGGGACCTGGCAGCGACAGAGAAGACCAAGAGCAACGAGCCCGACTGGACGGCTGGCTGCAAGATGAGCGAGTACGACGGCGTGTTCTACATCTGGGACATGCAGCACTTTCGCAAGTCGCCTCAGCAGACCGACGAGCACGTAGGTCGGACGGCTGACCAGGACGGTCGGCTCACAGTGACCATCTGGATAGAGCAGGAGCCGGGGTCGTCAGGTAAGCGGGACATCGATAACTGGAAGCGACGGGTCCTCAAGGGGTACATCGTCAGAGGCAACAAGGTAACCGGCTCAAAGGTCCTCCGGGCTCGCCCTCTCTCTGCGGCAGCCGAAGCAGGTAATGTGAAACTCGTCAGGGGAGCGTGGATAGGCGCGTTCCTGGACGAGGCAGAGGGATTCCCTGAGATAGGGCACGACGACCAGGTGGACGCTGCCTCAGGTGCCTTCGATAAGTTGGTCAAGCGGCCCGGTCAGCAGGCCGTGGCAGGCTAAAGGAGAACAGATGAGCGAGTCGCTAAGCGGCAAGAGGCCCTTCGCCATAGTGAGCAAGGACGGCAACGTAATCTCAGCGGATGTGCTCGACCGCTACGCTCTCAAGCAGGGGGAGGAGAGCAAGGCGCTGCCTGCCGACACCTTTGGGCAGGAGTACGGCGGGGACACAGGCCTGGTCGAGCCCCTCTACAACATCGAGGCGCTTGCTCGCCTTGTGGAGGTCAACCCGTTTCACTATCGGTGCTGCAAGACGAAGGCCCGTGACGTCGCCGGGCTGGGCTATGAACTGAGGCCGTCTGACAGCACGAGCGGTGAGAAGGACGACACGCCAGAGGAGAACGCGCAGTATAACCTGGCGATGTCCTTCCTCGACGCTCAGTGGCCCCCGGTCACGATGGTGCTCGAGAAGAGCCTCATGGACTTCGAGTCAACGGGCAACGGAGCCATCGAGTTGGTGCGCGACGGAGACCAGCCTGAGGCAGCGTTCACCTACATGGGCCACCTGCCGGTTCACACCATGCGCCTCTCCAAGGACGGCAAGCGTGCCTGCCAGATGCGGGGTACTCGCAAGGTATGGTTCAAGTTGGTCGGCGTCGACGGCATCCTGAACAAGGAGACCGGCATGTTCTCCGACGACACTCCTGAGGATAAGAGGGCCTCAGAGGTCATGTGGCTGGCCAACTACACCAGTCGCTCGGACTACTACGGCGTGCCGGACATCCTGCCTGCTCTGGGAGCGGTGCAGGGGCACGTAGCGCAGCGCGACTATAACCTCAAGTTCTTCGAAAACTTCGGCGTGCCTGCCTACGCGGTCTACATCTCCGGGGACTACGACCTCGGTGACCAGGACGAAGACGGCGAATTCGAACTCATCAAGACCGTCAAGAAGTACTTCACGGACCTCCAGAAGGAGCCGCACAGCACGCTCATCTTCGCGGTGCCGTCGGCAGGCGGCGAGCAGGTCCAGGTCGAGATAAAGCCGCTGGCCATCGACATCAAGGAGGGGTCGTTCAGGCTCTTCCGCAAGGACAACAGGGACGAGATTCTGAGCGTTCACGGCGTACCGGCTTACCGTGCAGGCATCGTGGAGGAGGGCTCACTCGGCGGCAGCAGCGCTAAGGAGTCAACTCAGATATACAAGGACAGCGTCATCAAGCCGAGGCAGGAACTGATTGAGTCGCACATGAATCAGTTCGTCCTGCCCTCCTTGGGCGTCGAGGAGTGGGAGTTCCGGCTTATCGAGGTGGACACCACCGACGAGGCGCACGACCTGGCCATCCTGAAGGGTATCTTCGAGATGGGCGGAGCGAGCCCGAACGATATCATCCGCTACTTCGGTAGGCGGTTCGGCATCGAGCCGGTGGACCATCCCATGATGAATGCCTACTTCGTCAAGGGTCAGCCCATCACTGACGACGACACTGGCTGGGACGACCCCGAGAGTATCGAGGTGGTCAAGGCGTACCAGTCCCGGCTCACCTCGGCACTCGAGAAGGCGAGCAAGGCAGCGAGGGGCAAGGCTAACTAGCGTGGACGACCTCGCTCTCGCAGTAGCCAAGGCCGAGACCGACGCCTTCTTGGAGGCCTGGTCCGTTCAGAAGGCCGGACTCAAGGCAGAGCGGAGGCTCGCTCGGCAGGTCTCGAGCGTATTCGCCGATACTCAGCAGAGCCTGCTGGACGCTCTGCATGCGAAGGGCCTGCCCGATACCCCGGAGATGCGTGCTGCTCTGGAGAAGTCGCTCGAGGACTCTATGGCTCCCCTTGAGGGGGTGCTCGCCGATGCCGAGTATCTGGAGGCCGAAGGAGCAGCAGAGCGCGTCCGGTTGGCAGCAGGCAAGGCGGGCATTCACATCGACGCTGCCGAGGGCCTCTACAACCCCGTCGACCACCACTTCCTGAGCGCTCACATCTTTGAAGCCAGCGCTCACACGATGGCAAGGGTTAGTTCGAGCGTCATGAAGACCATCTACGACGCCTACGATGCGGGCAAAGGCATCAAGGACGTAGCCAAGGCCGTGAACGCTCGGTTCACCTCGCTCAAGGGCTACGAGGCCAAGCGCATCGCCCGGACAGAGGTCAACTTCGCTCAGAACTACGGGGCCTACTCGTCCATGCAGACCTACGGCATCGAGTACCACAAGTGGGTGACCGGCCTCGACGCCCGTGTGCGCGGGAGCGACCCGGATGATCGCAACAACCACGTCATTCTGCATGGCCAGGTCACCCGCGTGGGCGACCCATTCCAGAACGGGCTCAGGTACCCCGGCGACCGTGGTGGCAGCATCGGTGAGTGGATTAACTGTCGCTGCACGACGGTGCCCTGGTTCCCTCCTGCCGGGTACATGGCTCCTCCGGGGCAGGCGTACTGGAATGAGAACGACTACGTCGAGCGACCCTCTGACGGGCGCGGGGCCACTGCACCTCCCAAGGACCTGCGCAACTGGGAGGCCCCTCACGAATGGGTCTCGGACGAGCAGTACGCAGCGGTCAACACCTACACCGGGGCGGGCTACACGGATATCAACCGGACCCTGCGCGGCAAGCCGCTTGACCCGTTCGGCATGGCAGAGGCCGAGGTCCTGGAGACCGTCTCCTACATGGACGAGGTCTTTGCTAACCTGGCCCCTCACCCGGCCATGAAGGTGTACCGTGGCTCAGGCAGCACGCGTATCTACAACGCATGCACCGAGGGCGGGCAGATATCGGACCTCGGCTACATGTCCACGAGCAAGCGGATTGGAACGGCGCAGAACTTCACTACCTCTGGCGACGGGACGCACCGGGTCGTCATGGAAATCTCGGTTCCCAAGGGGAAGAAGGGCCTGAACGCGGAGGCCCTGAGTAAACTCCCAGAAGAAGCGGAGTTCCTGCTTGACAGGGGGAGTACACTGAGAATCGATAAGGTAGTCGACAAGATAGACCGTCACGGCAGGCCCTTCCGTGAGGTGCAGGCTACGCTGCTGTAGAGAGGAGGCTGACATGTCCAAGTTTGCGTGGGAAGACGACGACGAGGTCTTTGACACCTCGACCAACGAGGGGCGGGTCGCCTTCGAGCAGGCAAAGCGCGACCAGGCGTCTCGTCTGGCAGCCATGCGTCAGCAGGTAGAGCAGGAGAAGCAGGCGACGACTGTTCCTGAGGACGCTGAGTAGAGTACTCTGACACTGCGAGGGCGGGCACCCTCCACTTCCGGGCAGAGAGGCCCCCTCGAGACCTAGCGGCAGGTCTCGGGGGCCTCTCACTTTCTGGCTGTGTGCTCTGGTAGAGTGTCCCAAGGACGAAGCCGACCCGCACAGAGGAAGGAATCGACTTGGCGCATACGTCGCGTGAGTTCTGGCAGAAGAACGCGCACAAATCCCCGAACGATATCGTCATCGAACTGGGCCTTGCCGACACCCGGAACTTCTACCGGGACCGTCGGGTCTCGATGGAGAAATACCCTGAGTTTCCTTGGTACAAGAAGACCGGAGCGACCAATGAGGGAGCGAAGGCTACCGGAGAGTCCTACGAGATACTCGACAACGGCAAGCACGTCTCCACCAAGTTGCTCCAGATGGACGCAGCGCAGGCCAAGAAGCCGGAGTTCCTGCTTCACGCTCATGGCTTCGACCTCAACGCATGGGAGTTAGTCTCGGCCAAGAACAACATCTGGAACGTCGCCTCCGACGAGAACGGCATCCAGACGCTCTACAGCAGCCGCATCTCCGTTCGGCCCCTCTCTGACACTCAGAACTGGGGCCTGCTCATGAAGGCAGCAGGTGAGGTCGAGCCCTGCCTGGTCAATCGACCGACTCACGACGGGTCAGGTGGCCTGCTCGAGTTGGACCTCTTCGACATGCACTGGGGCTGGATGGGCCTGTCGGACTATCAGACGACGCTCGACGGCTGCATCGCCCTCATCGAGTCCAGGGACTGGGACACGGTTCTCATCCCGGTCGGCTCGGACCTCTTTCACACCGATAACCTGAGGGGCACCACCTCCAACGGCACTCACGTCGGCGACATCAACTGGCCCGGTGCTTGGGGCGATGCTGGAGCGTTCTTCGGGGCGCTGATAGAGGCAGCCCTCGCCAGAGGCCTCAAGGTCGTCCTCATCTACGTCAAGGGCAACCACTGCGAGTCCATGTCCTGGGGCTTCTGCCAGTTCTTGATGGCCCGGTATCCGCAGGCGACCGTGGACGCGTCCATCTGCGAGCGCAAGGTGTTCCGTTGGTGGGACGTCGCCATCGGCCTCACTCACGGAGACAAGGCGATGAAGGACATCGACCGCGTCTTCGCTGCCGAGTTCCCTGAGTTCAGGGATGCCGTGGTCAAGGAGATACACGGCGGTCACGTTCATCATGAGGTGGCCAAGGACATGTACGGTACGATGGTGCGACGCAACCCGACGGCTAATAAGCCGGACGGCTGGCACGCCGACTCTGGTTTCGTTGGAGCCTGCAAGCGCTTCCTGGCCTACCGCTACACGCACGAGGCCCTCCAGGGAACCGACTACGTCTAGGGCGGGACACCGGGTGAGGTAAGGTATGTCTGAGTAGCACGCTAATAGGCTACCGTGGCCGACGTACAGCCCACCTGGAAGGGAGCCCGACATGGCGATGAAGAGCATCAGTAAGTACCGGCTGAAGCACTGGACCCGCGACAACGACGGTGAGGAGTTCGTCTGCATCGTCCAGGGAGCGCTACGACCAGGGCGGCAAGTTCCTGGGGGAGAAGAAGATGGGCATCCCCGCAGCGGACTTCCAGCAGTTCCGTGAGGTCGTCGCCCGTGGGGAGATAGAGGTGGAGACCGGTGAGACCGTCAAGGTAGCCTAGCCACCAGGAGGTCCGGAGAAATCTGGGCCTCCTGTATTTCTCCCATGTGACACTAGGGTTTAGAGTCCTCCTCGAGCACGAGCGCACCTTGAGAGCCGCACAGAGGACAGTCACCTGTAGAAGCCAAGAGGCCGGTTGACCCCGGATGCGGCAGCAGTTGGTGAGGGTCCACGGGTCCGAGCCTCCGACGGGGGGTAAGGGTAGCCGCAACGGTCTGACCTGTCGCAAGCAGGCACGGCGTAAGCGGAATCGAATAGCCGTGGTGAGTAAACCCATGCATGCAGGCCCTCTGTGCAGGCTCTCAGGGTACGCTCAAGGAAGTCCCGGAAATTCTCGGGGCTTCCTATGTTTCTTGGGGCAGAAGGTGGGGTAGAGTACTCATCAACGGCACCAACCCGAAAGGAAGTGGCACCATGACCCTCACGCCAGAGCAGGCCAAGGACCGCGCCAGAATCGCCCTTCACGAGACTAGGCTCGAGGGCAACGGAGCAGGCATGATGCTCCCGACCACGAGCATCATCGTTCTCGCCGGTACCGAGATGGGGGTCGTCGCCCTGGGGTACACCAACGACGACCTGGCAGACGAGTGTGCAGCCGTCCACGTCGCCAACGGCCTCGAGACCTACCTCTTCAGGGCCTCCGAGTTGGACATGCCCTGGGTCGAGAGGAGCGGGTCATGAAGTACCCGAAGAGCCTCTGGGAGCGCACGGCGCAGGAGAGGGCAAGAGAGGCCCGCGAGCGTAGGGCAGTAGAGGAGGCGCTGGCCTCCGGCCTCGAGCCCGGACAGGCAAGCATCTGGATTCCTCCGCACCTCCGGTCCTCGACTGAGGTCTCCTCAAACAAGTAGCATCAGGCCCAGCCAGGATGAGCGGGCATCCGGGCTGGGGTCGCAAGCGGCGGGGTCACTGGCAACGGTGGCCTCGCTGCCCTTTATTCAGTTGAGGTCTACCTGAGACCCTGAAGCACAGTGAGATTGCAGGTCCTAGCGAGAGGAGGAAAACGTATGGACCTTGCTAAGGACTCGTTCGAGTCGCTCAAGCAGCGAGTGTGGCAGGCCCTCCTGGGTGCGCTCAGCGATGAGGTGTACGGGTACGACATCGTACACACCTTTCCTGACGCGTGCATCCTGAGGAACTACAACACGGCGACCTTCTATCGCGTCGAGTTCGTGGACGACGGAGAGGAGGCAACGCTCAGGGGGCTCGAGGAAGTCGAAGAGGCCTACGTAGTGTCTGCCGTCGTAGAGGCGACCGGCGCAGATGAGGCCTCAGTGGTCAAGTCGCTGAAGAGCATCAAGTCAGCCAAGTTGACCGCTGTCATCGTTATCAAGTCCAATGACGAACGGCGCATCGCCTACGGCCCGGTGCTCGTCCCCGACGAGCCGGACTCCGACGGCGACGTAGTCACCTCTGAGAAAATCGAAGAGGTGGCTCACAAGTTCCTGCGCGACTACGGGAACATCGACCTCCAGCACACGCTGAACGTGGTAGCGAAGCCGGTGGAGAGTTACATAGCGCCGACAGACCTGCTGTTTGGCGACTTCACGGTGCCGAAGGGCTCGTGGATGATGGGTGTCTACATCGAGGACGACGCTACCTGGAAGGCAGTGAAGTCCGGCGAAATCGGCGGCTTCTCCATCATGGGCGTCAAGGCAGCCACTGCGCAGGAGGCTCTCAAGAACAACGAGCCGGTTGCGCTCAAGCGCGTTACGCTGGCCGACCTCGGAGACGACTGGGAGTGCCCGTTCGTATCCGTCGTAGACACCCCGGCTGTACCCAAGGCCAAGTTCCTCGTGGTTAAGTCGGCCAAGAAGGAGGGTCTCATCGAGAAACTGCGCGTCAAGTTGGCCGGGGTCCAGGCTGAGAAGGCCGGACGTCGATTCAGCAAGCAGACATACGATACCCTCAAGGTGGCTGCTGACACCCTGGCCAAGTTGGTCGAGGAGGCAGCCAAGGAACACGAAGATACCGCTGCGGAGAAGCAAGGGAGGGAAGAAGACGTGGACGAGACAAAGGTGCAGGAGATGATTGACGCTGCGGTGAGCCCTATCGCGGAGTCGGTCAAGAGCATGGACGAGAGCCTCAAGGCTCTGGTGACCAAGTCCGAGGAGACCCCGGCTGAGGAGCCGGTCGTGACCGAGGAGCAGGTCGCCAAGTCGGAGGAGACTCCGGCAGCGGAGGCAGTGGCCGAGACCAGCGAGGTCGAGGCACTCAAGGCCAAACTCACGGAGCAGGAAGCGACCATCACTGAACTCACCGAGTTCAAGGAGTCGGTTGCCAAGCGCTTCGGAGGCACAGCACCGAAGGGCCTCAAGGGGCAGGACGGTGACGAGAAGCCCGCCACCAAGGGCGCAGCCGACCTCGAAGGTCGGGATGCGTACGGCAGGCGCGTCCGTAGTTAACCAACCTGGTTCGCGGCGGATTCACAAGACAACCACAGGAAGAAATGAAGGAGGCAAGAGGAATGAACAACGCAGAACTGCTTGCGGCACTGGACGGAGCGGTCAAGTCCATCACCATCACGGACCTGGCTGAGTCCATCCTGAACCCCGAGAAGCAGGCACGGTTCATCAAGGCGATGCAGACCAAGACGACCGTCCTGCCGGAGTCGCGTTACGTTCCGATGGACAGCCACACGGCTGACATCGACCGTATCGCGTTCATCGGGCGCATCCTCGTCTCGGGTGCGAACGCAGACGGAACGCAGAAGGTGCTGGCGGAGAACGAGTTCGCCAAGCCTCAGACGTTCACCAACAAACTCATCGCCAAGGAACTCCAGGCCGTCGTCGGTCTGCGGGACGATGCGCTGCGCCGGAACATCGAGCGCGGAAACTTCGAGAACACTCTCGTGGACATGATGGGCGAGGCTGCCGGTCGGGACCTCGAAGAGTGGGCGATGTTCGCCAACGAAGAGTACGACCCGGCGACCGACCTGTTCCTGTCCCTCACGGACGGATGGGTCGAGAAGGCGGTCAACAAGGTCTACGGCGTCGAGTCCGAAGCGGCTGCGGCTGACGAGGACTTCGACCCGACGGAGCCGGAGGCAATCTTCGACGCGCTCATCGCAGCGACGCCGAAGCAGTACCTCCAGGACCGCAACGAGTGGCGCTTCTACGTGCCGTTCGAGGTCGAGGATGCGTACCGTGACATCCTCCGCTCGCGGGGCACGGCACTCGGCGACGATGCTCAGACTGGCTTCCGCCAGTTGCACTACAAGGGCATCCCGGTCGTTCACGTGCCGGTGTACGAGCGCTCGGCGACCGTCGCCTCTGGTGGCGTGGGCCGCGTGTGCATGCTCCAGCACCCGGACAACATGGCCTGGGGCGTCTTCCACCGGGTCATCATCGAGCCGGAGCGCGAGGCCAAGGCCCGTCGCACCGACTTCGTCCTGACCTTCGAGGGCGACTCGGGCTACGAGGACGAGAACGCTGGCGCGGTCGCGTACCTCGACGTCGCGAAGCCTGCGGCCTAGGGAAAGGGTGAACTGAGATGACGCACGGTCACGTAAGGCTCGACGTAGAGAACACCACGCACCAGTACGTCGTGCGGGGCAACACCTCGTTCGCGCCTCACTCCAACCGCGTCGTCGAGGTCACCTTGGCTCAGGCCAGGGAAATCCGGGCGCATAGCGGGCTGGTCGTACGCGAGTGCGACCAGCCGCTCACCCCGGAGGTCCAGTCCCTCGGTGTTGCTGGTGACGAGGAGCAGGAGCAGACCCCGACGATTCCCGACGGCGAAGAGGACATCACGGAGGGCGACGAGCCCACCGAGGAGACCCCGGAGCCGGTTGCTACACCCTCTGACGAGGAGCAGGAGCAGACCCCGACGATTCCCGACGGCGAAGAGGACATCACGGAGGGC